GAAATAGAATCAAAATCTAAAAAAGAGAGTATTGAAAGGAAAAACATGGTAAAAGAAAACTTAAATAAATTTGTAGACTCTTTAGCAAAGGGTGATAATGTTGAAGCCAAAGACGCATTTAATAATGTAATGGCAGACAAAGTATCATCTGCTTTAGATACAACAAAACAAAATATCGCTACATCATTATATCAACAACCAGAAACACCAAATTCAGTTGTTGGTGTTGATACACCTGATAATGTTGAGGTAGCAAATGACGACAACGCTCAGTAATCTTCGAATTAAAATAGACGAAGGTAATGATTACAAAAGAAGTAGGCAATACAACAAATTGTCTCCTAAAGTAAAAAGAGCTGTTGATATGGTATATAAGTCTATTGAGACAGACAAAAACGCAGTTGCTAATTTTGAAAAAAATGTTAGTGCAGCTGCAAAAAAACATAATGTTAGTAATAAAGATTTAATGAATTATTTTGATAAAGAGACATTAACAATTTTAAGGAGATAAAATGGCAGTTAGAAATAGAACACTAACAGATAACGCTTTCGGAACAAAAGTACTTGTATCTTTAGACGATCACGGCTCTGCTGTTACCATTGACGCAAGTGAATTAGCAAATGCTGCTGGTACTGGTAATAGATTAGATATTAAAAGAATAGAGTGGTGCTTAGATAAAGAAGCTGCAATTACTTTTACAGGTTCAGGTGTTGTAGAAGCTATTGACCTTGCAGGTGGTACTGCTGGTAAATTTGATGCACACACAATAACAAATGGTGCAACATTACCAGGCAACGCAACTGACGGCGATATAGTAATTACACCAGCAAGTGGTACTGATGGGTTTATTTATTTAGAGTTAGTCAAAGCCGCTGGTTTTGGTAACTAATAATGTCTATTACTACTACGACATTAGCAGATGATAATTTTAAAGTTATCATAAAGGCAAATGGTGGTAGTAATGAAGATAAAGAATTATTGTTAGATGCGTCAAAGTTAAGTAAGGCAACAGCAAGTCCTAATGTATCAATTGCAAATGTGCACCATGAGATATTAGGTACAGGTAAAATTACTTTATTTTTTGACGCAGAAACAGACGAACAAATTACAACGACTTTTAGTGGTCGAGGTAATTATGGATTAAAAAAAGACGAACCTAAAATAAAACAAGGTGATACAGGTGCAACTTTGATTAATCCTACAGGCGATATATTATTGTCAACAGATAGTAATGTATCAAAATATAATATATTAATAGAATTTAGAAAAGAAAAAGGTTTTACAAATGGCTGATACGGTATCTAGTTTAACAATTGCAGACACTAGTGGTGTAAAATTCACAGGTAAATTTACTAATTTTTCAGACGGAACAGGTGAAACTTTAGTCACAAAAGTGGATGCTTCAAACACTACTTTTATGACTGAAGATGGTAATAGAAAGATTAGTAAAATTTACTGGTCAGTAAACACTTCAGATAGTAAATCTGGTGTTGAAATATTGTGGGCAGGCGCAACAAATGCTAGTGCTGTTTTCTTATCTGGTCAAGGTTATTGGGACTTACGAGCAGATGGAAATGAGATTACAAACAACGCAACAACTCCTACAGGCGATATTCTTCTTTCAACAAAGAACTTTGCAAATGGGGATAATTACACAATTGTTGTGGAGTTTAGATAGTAATTTGTATAAATATAATTAACGAGAGATAGACATGAAGTTAATTACCGAAGAAATACAAAACGCAGAATATATCGTTGAGCAAAACAACGGTAAAAAAGACTATAAAATTAAGGGTATTTTCATGCAGGCCGAAATGAAAAATAAAAACGGTCGTGTATATCCTAAAGACGTTTTAGAAAGAGAAGTCGGTAGATATAATAGAGAGTTTATTAACAAAAGCAGAGCCTTCGGCGAACTCGGTCATCCAGACGGACCAACGGTAAATTTAGAAAGAGTATCGCACATGATCAAGGCTCTTTATCCAGATGGCAATAACTTTATTGGTGAGGCTAAGATATTAGACACACCTTATGGGAAAATAGTGAAGAACTTAATAGATGAAGGTGCTAAATTAGGCGTTTCAAGTAGAGGTATGGGAACATTGACAAATAGAGGCGGCGCTAATGTAGTATCAGATGATTTTTATCTTGCAACCGCGGCTGATATAGTCGCAGATCCTAGTGCTCCAGAGGCCTTTGTAGAAGGTATAATGGAAGGCAAAGAGTGGGTATGGGATAATGGTATAATAAAAGAGCAAGAGGTAAACCGATTAAAGTTAGAGATGTCAAACGCAAAAAGACACGAACTTGCTGTAAAACAGGCAAAAGTGTTCGAATCGTTTATCAAAAATCTTTAATTTTATAAATATTACTTGACATTATTGAAAAATCAATAGGTCAGTAGTATTGAACTAACTATTAACTTATAAGGAAAAAAAAGCAATGGCTGAGAATACACAAGCAGACTTACCGAAAAAGAATGCCGCACCAGCTGAAGCACCTAAGTCATTACAAAGTACTATCCAGAATGTAATTACAAAAGCAATTACATCTCCAACAGATGGTAAAGTAGATTTTGCACAAGGGGTAAACCACATCACAGGTGACCCACAACAAAAAAGTGCAGGCGCTCCAGATGCAATGCAATCTTTAAAGGCAGAGATGCAACCAAAAAAAGATATGAACGCTTCTTATGATGACATGAAAAAAGAAACTGAAGATAAAGAAAAAGAAATGAAAGAAATGTCAGACAAAGAAAAAGAAATGAAAAAAGAAGCAGACGACAAGAAAAAAGAAGACATGAAAGAAGGCGAAATGCCTGCTGGTCTTAAAAAATACCTTGACAAGAAAAATGATAAAAAAGAAGAAAAAGAAGATGAGAAAAAAGATGTTAAGGAAATGGAAGACAAGAAGTCTGAAATGATTAAAGCTGAGATCGACAAAATGAAAAAAGAGATGGAAGACAAAGAGAAAGAACTTAAAGCTCAAGTTGATAAAGAAAAAGAAATGAACGAAGCTGAACATAAAGACGACAAAGAGAAAAAAGAAGAAAAAGAAGACGAGAAGAAAAAAATGTCTGAAGCAGAAGATAAAGAAAAAGAAATGAAAAAAGAAATGCAACATGATGCTGAAAAGAAAACTGCTAAAGAAAAAGTAAAAGACATGAACATGAAAGAAGATGTTAAGGCTTTAACTGCTGATGAAGATTTATCAGAGGAGTTTAAACAAAAAGCTGCAACAATTTTTGAATCTGCTGTAAGAGCAAAACTTGTCGAAGAAATTGAGAAATTAGAAAGTGAATACGAAACTAAGGTTGAAGAGAAAACTGAAGAAGTTAAATCAGAAATCGTAGAAAAAGTTGACGCTTATCTAAATTATGTTGTAAGTGAGTGGACGAAAGAAAATGAACTTGCAATAGAAAAAGGTTTAAGAACCGAGATAGCTGAAGATTTTATCGGCGGTCTTAAAAACTTATTTGAGTCTCACTACATTGAAATTCCAGAAGAGAAGTACAATGTAATTGAGAATCAAGCTGCTGAAATTGAAGAGTTAAAAGGAAAACTTAACGAATCAATGGAAACAACCGTAGAACTTAACCAAAAAATCGGTGAGTTTGCTAGAGACGAAATTCTAGTAGATGTTGCAAGTGATCTTGCTGAAACTGAAAAAGATAAGTTTAAAGGTTTAGCAGATAGTATTGAATATAAAGATGCTGCTGATTTCAGAACGAAAGTAGAGACGGTAAAAGAGTCTTATTTTCCAAAGAAAAAAGTAGTAAGTGAAGACGAAACTAATGATGTGGCAGACAAACCTGTGTCAGATTTATCTGGCTCTATGGCTGCATATGCCGCTGCTATTAGTAAAATAACTAATAAAAAATAAAAGTTAATTAACTTTAATAAGGAGAGATAGAACTATGTTTTTATCAGAACACGTACAACAGAAATGGCAGCCTGTTTTGGATCATCCTGATTTACCAAAAATCGAGGATTCATACAAAAGAGCGGTCACATCTGTAATACTAGAAAACCAAGAGAAGTCGTTAAAAGAAGACGCTGCTTTCTTATCAGAAGCTGCTCCTGCTAACGCAACTGGTTCTTCTATACAAAACTGGAATCCTATCCTTATCTCTTTAGTAAGAAGAGCAATGCCTAACCTTATCGCTTACGATATTGCAGGCGTTCAACCTATGTCAGGTCCTACAGGCTTGATCTTTGCAATGAGAAGCAGATTCTCAACGCAAGGCGGTACTGAGGCTCTTTTTGACGAAGCAGATACAGATTTTTCAGGCAGAAATGCTGCTGGATCATCTGTGGATGGATATTCATCAACAGCTCATTCGGGTGAAAACCCTGCTGTGCTTAACGACTCTATCGGTACTTCTACTGGTTACACAACTGGTACAGGTATGACAACAGCAGCTGCTGAAAAACTAGGGGAAGACTCTGGTAATCAGTTTGCTGAAATGGCATTCTCAATTGAGAAATCAACGGTGACTGCTAAGTCTAGAGCTCTTAAAGCAGAGTACACTATGGAATTAGCACAAGACCTTAAAGCAATTCACGGCTTAGATGCAGAGACAGAATTGTCAAACATTTTATCTGCTGAGATCCTTGCGGAAATCAACAGAGAAGTAGTTAGAACAATTTACAGAACTGCTGAAGCTGGTGCTGCTGACAACGATAACTCAAACTCGGCTATCAATACTACATCGGCTGGTATCTTTGATTTAGATACTGACTCAAATGGTAGATGGTCAGTTGAGAGATTCAAAGGTCTAATGTTCCAAGTTGAAAGAGACGCAAACACAATCGCACAGAGAACCAGAAGAGGAAAAGGTAACATAATTATCTGTTCTTCAGATGTTGCCTCTGCGCTTCAAATGGCTGGTGTTTTAGACTACACACCTGCTCTTAACAACAACCTAAATGTAGATGACACAGGTAATACTTTTGCTGGCGTATTAAACGGCAGATACAAAGTTTACATTGACCCTTATGCGTCAAACCTTGCGTCAAATGCTTCACCAACTAAACAATACTATGTTGTTGGTTACAAAGGTACTTCACCATACGACGCTGGATTATTCTATTGTCCGTATGTACCTCTACAAATGGTTAGAGCAGTTGGACAAGACACTTTCCAACCAAAAATTGGATTTAAAACTAGGTACGGCTTAGTTGCGAACCCATTTGCTGGTGCTGGAAGTGGTGATTCAATCACTGCTGACGGTGTTGGTTCAATCAACGCAAACAGATATTACAGAAGAGTACAGGTTACAAACATAATGTAATCTTACTTTTTCGTAAGAAATTTAAAAGGGCGGCCTAGTGTCGCCCTTTTTTAAGCGTATAAATAAAAATATGAAATATCTAATAATACTACTAACATTTTTTCTTGTATCTTGTTCTAAACCTAACATAAATGTGTGGGATAAATTTTGGGATAGAGTAGATAACATGAAACAAGAGGATAAAGTATCTAAATCAGATCAAAAATTAATACAAGAAGCCACGGATAAAGAGTGGGAAGAAGTAGATAAACAAACAGATAAATAGTAGTATGACTATTACAAACTCATACAATAGACAACCTGACAAATTAGATTATGCTGAACCTACAAAGTTTAAGTTTAGTATAATTAAACTACCTAAAGTAGAGTATTTTTGTACAGCTGCTAATATACCTGGTATCTCACTAGGTCAAGCAAATCAACCAACACCTCTAAAAGATGTACCATTACCTGGTGATAAACTAGATTATGATAATCTTACAATATCATTTTTAGTAGATGAAAATTTAGAGAATTATAGAGAGATACATGGTTGGTTAACAGGTCTAGGTTTCCCAAAAGACCATGAACAATTTAGAAATCTACAAAACGCAGGTAGTGATAGATACCCAACTACTTCAAATACAGGTTTAAGTAAAGAATTAGGAAAAGTGAGTAAAGCAGTGCAAGATGATGGAGGTCTCTATTCTGACGCAACCTTGTCAGTCCTAACTAGTAAAAATACGAAGAACTTAGAAGTTAGATTTAGAGATTTATACCCTATCTCATTGTCAGGATTAGATTACAATCAACAAGAAACAGATATACAATATTTAAGTGCAACGGTTAGCTTTGCTTATAAGATATACGAATTTGCAGGTGTGTCGTCAAGCACAACCGTAGAAACTACTACATAACCTTGACTTTTTCCTCTCTTCTTCCT